ACATACACTTGCTTGCGTGTTTGGTATGACTACAAGGGAACAAAGCTTGGGACCACTGAATCTGAATTGATTACAATTCCAGCCTCATTACTCATGATGCCTCGAGCTGCAAACTCAACAGAGGCGGAGGTAATTACAGACAACACTATGAGAAAGTACTTTTGTAGTGGAACTCTGGGCACCAATTCTAATTCAGCCAATTGTTCATTTGCTCTTCTACCAAGGTTTCATGTGGAGGAGGCTGTTGATGTAAAATTTGTTCAATCTCACGATTTAATTAAGATTCAACACGATGAAAATGGGTTCTTCTCCCCCCCCCCCTCCAACTGGCTCTCAAAGATGTTTTTGATTTTTGCATTCATCTTGTTGCCTTTTGTGTTTCCTGGTTTGAGAGACATTATTTTTATGATCTTAGCATTCCTTCTTCGAGTCGAAGTTTCCACTCTATTTTACTTCGCCGAGATGCTACTTACCAGCAACCCACTTTACTTTTTCATGTTTGTATCACTGTTGACTGTTTCCTATTTAACAAGATGGAAACTGAATCCGATTATTCAGAAAGAAAATGGAATGTGGAGGGATGAAACAAGGCCTACTCGATTAGCCAGAGTTGCCTGGGGAAAATCTAAATCCTATTGGAGTTCATTATCTGGATTCTTCAGTGAGGACTTTAGGAAATTTATTGTAAAGATATTTTCATACATCTGGATCGCTCTGTACCCAGTTAGACTGTTGATAAATATCATTGTTAACATCACTAAATTCTCCTATGCCTTTGCTGAATTCCTCTTTGCAATCTTGAAACCAGTTGTTAAATTGATCGGCGAATGCTTGAAATGGATCGGAAAGAAAATTCACTATGCTCTGGAGAGAGTCTCAGTCACAACGAGTGCGATTGTTGGTTGGGACATAGAGATGGAGGAAGTTCCAGATGGTCTGTTTCGTGTTGTATCAGTCTTCAGCTTCAATTTAGACACCTTGCTCCAATTGTCAATATGGATACTTTATACTTACTCTGCAATGTCTGGAGGTCTTGTCCCTTCTCTAGCATTGTTATTTATGTTTGTACACGCTGTATTGCCTATCAAAGGATTTAGAACATTCGACTCAGTTATCTTAGCCCCAATATTGGAGGAAACTACTAAGCAGGTTTTCCCATTCTTCAGTATTGTGTTAGGTTTAGTTGAAGCTCGACCAAAGTCTGTCAAAAACGTAGTTGTCAGAACATTGATGCATCACACAATAAGCACTTTGTTCCCGAGTCTTCCTTTGGCAATGCTCTTCCACGCTGTGATAAACTTTTCAATCATCACTTCCTATAGACTCAGATCTATGAGATTGAACAGATTCATATTTAAAGTGGTCTCCGTGTTGACAATTTTGACAGTACTCCATCCATTCATCCCTCAAGTAGAAAACGCCCTGGGATGTCTTATTCTATACTTCGCATTGTTTTGTGCCAACAAGGCCTTTCCAGAATTAGAGTTATTCCGCATAACTGATTATCTCTATGGTTACGGAAAGTTGTCACAAAACAATATGATTAAGAAGAGGGCCCGTGGTTTGGGAGTAAAGGTCTCTATGAATGCCAAACACATCACTCAGAAAAATGTCACTTATCGACAGATTGCTGAGGGTGGGTTAGATGAAAGATCTTTCAAGATTGTACCGCCCCATCCCACCACAAACAGTCCCACCTCACTTTTAGAAGGTTATGTTGGACGACTTTGCAGTGAAGCTCCAGTAGTAGACCCAGAAGAGATGAAAAATCTTGTCAAATGGGTTGAAACAAAGTTTCTCGACAGAGTTCGTGCTATTAACGAAAGTGAACTCATTTCCATGACAGACTACCTAAATAATGTTTCCAATTCAAAGAAGAAGAGATATGCCAAAGAATTCAAAAACTTTTGCACCTCAAATCCTGCGGAACAAGCCCTATTGGTAGAGAAAATGAGTGTAAATGGTGCCTTCATAAAACCGGAGTTCTATGAGAAAATCTCTGACCCTCGAGCAATCTACACCCCAAAAGACCTTGCAAAATGTTTTTATGGCTGGATGTTCAGTCAGATCGAGAAACAAATTTATGAATTCCCTGAAGCTGTCAAACACATACCCGTAGGTAAACGCGCCGCCTACATTAAATCCAGACTCCGAAAATTTAAGAAATTTTTGGAAACTGATTTTACCTCCCTCGAAGGTTCAATCAGCGCTGAATGGCTCGAAAAAGTTGAATTTTTGGTTTATAGAAAGGTATTCCAAAATTGTTCCAAGGAAACACGTGAATTAGTTGACAATATGTTGAAAATGTTGTCATCGTGTGTTGTTACAAAGACTAGGAACTTCACAACAGTGAGGGAAGCCGGGAGACACAGTGGAGGTATGAACACTGCTCTTGGTAACCTGATCACAAACATGATCTTAATCGCATATCTTTTTGAAAAAGAGGGTATCCCATTCATTGCTGTCTTTGAAGGTGATGATGGTCTCATTAATGCTGACCACATTCCGGATCTGACCGTAGTTAGAAAATTAGGATTTAAAATCACATTTGATGTTGCTGACACTATTGGCGGGCTTTCTTTCTGCGGAATGAAATTCTCTAATTCTGGACAAACAATGTCAAATCCTTTCATGATCATATCAAAGATAACTTTCGTCCCCAAACAATACATGGCTGCGAAGTCAGATACTGTAGACAAACTAATCACAATGAAGTGTGTTAACGCTTTGTTTGAACACCCAAACTGTCCTATGGTATCCGCTTACTGCTCAAAGATTATTGAGGAGATGCGAGGGAAGTTTTCGAAGAACACTATGATCAAATTTGTCAATGCGATGCACGTTGACGACTATCAAAGGAAGAGATATCTCGATTCATTAAGTTATTTCAGATTTGGAAATAATACACC